AAAAAAAAATGTAGGTGGAAAACAAAAAAAAAATGTAGGTGGAAAACAAAAAAAAAATACGCGTAGAAGACATTAAGGTGTATATTTTATATTTACATACCTGAAGTAGAAAAACGAAAACAAAGAGGACGTGTTCAAATAATGTTAAAATTAAACAATCTTTAAGTGTTTAATCCCCTTTCGAAAAACCCTCGAAATCAAACTGCAAATAAGCGTCTTTTTGGGCCTTTCTTTGTTTTTCTCTCTTTGCCTTCTCTAAAATAGCTATTGCCGCCATCAATTCAGTGTCTGTAACAACACCATCTTCATTTGTATCTAATAATTTATGTAATACTCTATATTTGTGTGGAACAATACATAATGAGCATTCTTCGTTGAATAGATAATCAGATAGAATAGTAAATACTGCGGTTAACCCCAACGCAGTATAAATATCACGGGTACCCATCCACGCCATTGAAAATACTAAAAGCTGTTTACTTACTGAATATTTCATATATTCCTCTGTTGATTTACTAAACTGAATTTGTATAAATTTTGAGCCAATATTAAGTAGAATCATTACAGTACCTGCGAAAAACTTACTATTATTTAAATACATAATGTGATGATTCGCATATGAAATACTATTAAATAATGGTGTAAATATTGTTGTTTTACCTCCGTTCTGTGGCGATTGAATATTTATTTGTGGTTGTGGTTGTGGCGGTTGACTTATTGACATTATACTAAAATATCATATTATTATATTTTCATATTTTCATATTTTCATATTTTTATAATATGCCAATTTTTCTAAAAAAATTGGAGGCGTTGGTTGTTGTCTTGTTATAAAATCCTTCATAAGTTGTTTTTATATTTCTCTCTATTGGTCTATATGTTTCTTTTATTATTTTTGGAACAAACGTCTCTTTGTATGTATTTTGTGAAAATGAATAATATATCATTATGATGAAAAACGCAATCAACGAATTATATATTAATGTATTCATATATAATTCTAATATTTAAATTGGCGCATATTCGCTGGCAAAAACTGATTTATCTGAAGGACTTACATCATCGGTTTGGTTCCTTAAATTATTAAAAACGGGAAAAGTATTTGATTGTTTTCCTCTTAACATATTTGTTTCTCTATCACTCATACAAAATCCTTCGCGACCTGTAAATGTTTCTGTTCCAGAAGATGAACTACTAGAAGTCGAAGTAGATGTAGTAGTCGGGACAATATTACCAGACATATCTTGTTGTGCAGTTTGTAGTTTGCTCTTAATGGTATTTTTTACTTGATTTCCTGAAACATCAAACCCTTCGTAATAATTATAGTTATAACCCGTATTCATAGCATTATTATTAAATGCTATAATAATAAATAAGACCGCAACCAAACCCAAAATCTTATGTATATAAGCAATTAAAATAACAAACGCTAAAAGAAAAACTCTTCCTAAAGGCGTATCTATTAAGAAATCAAAAATATGCGATTGACTTAATAAAATGACAAGAATAAGTGTCATAACGAAACCTGTATTATTTTTACTAATCAACTTAATGTCCATTATATAAATATCTTATATAATTTATTTTTAAATTTTTATTTCAGTCTGTTTAGTAAATTATTATCTAATTTTTTATTAAGAGAATGTCTTTAGCAATGTTTGCAGCTTCAATCGATGATAATTCAAATATAACATTACCAAATAACTCAGATAATTCGGATAATATTATAAATCAAAAACGACACAAAAGGACACTAAAAAAATATCCTAAAACTGAGAATTTTGATACAAATAAAGTAAATTCTATATTACAACAAATACACAACAATACAGACGATGAAGATGATAATAGAGATGATTATAAACTTCTACCACCACCAGAATCGATGGGTGTATCTAGAACCGTTCCCTCTTCAAATTTAAATAATCAACAAAATCAAGAATCGTTTTCAAAAATGGAATTTCCTTTAGGAAATAAACTTGTTGGAAAGGCTCCGTCCCCAAATTATGAGAATGGCGATAATTTAGATTTAAACGATTATAACAATTATGGTGATAGTAAAAATGTCGAAGATTATTATAAACGCATATTACCAGGACACCGTAGTCATGTTAATCGTCCTTATTATAATTTAAATCAAAATCATAATAATCAAGATTATCCGTCTCAAGACGTTCTTCTTCAAAAACTTAATTATATGATAACATTACTAGAAGACCAACAAGATGTGAAGACCACCAATGTTACCGAGGAAGTTGTGTTATATTCTTTTTTAGGAATATTTATTATTTTTATAGCGGATACATTTGTAAGGGCTGGTAAATATGTTAGATAAATTATTTAGTATATTATTAAGTTAGACCATCGTTGCAGTCAAGTAATACATAATTAGTTAAAATATTTAAATAAACTACTTAAACCAATTTTTTCATATAAATATACTTATGGTAAATTATCTCATAATTCATAACAAACACGAAGGTTGCTATGATTTTCAATGCTATCAAGATGAGGCAGCAAGAATTCGATTAACATCTATTACTATTAATCCACCAAAGATTTATATGTTTAATAATCGAGACGAAGCTCAGGATTTTTTTGAAGAATATATAAATGATATCGATTGTATTGACATTAGATGTAAAAGAGGTGATGAAGTAGAGCATATCGATTATTGCACTTGTGGTATAATTGAACTTGATGATAAAGGCGACCCAATTCTATTTTATAATAAAAAGAATCAGATATTTTTGTTGGAACACGGTCCGCAATTATTTGTGCCCAATCATGAAGTTAAAAATGATGTTAAAAATTTAAATCTAACCAATCGGCTTATTCGTAAGTGTAAATCGCTTGGTAGGGAACAGCGTAAGCGTTATATCGAATTGGGTAAATATTGCGAAGATTGTAATACAGAAGATTCTGATTCAGACGAAGAAGAATACAATAATAAAGTTATTAAAAATAATGATGATATTGCAAATGAGAACGAACCATCGTCAGAGTTTAAAGTATTAAATGCTATTCCACCAGAAGGCATATCATTAGAAGCATTAATATGTAAAGTTGGCGAATCAATTAGAGATGGAATGGAAATTTGTTTGAAAAATAAATTAATTAATAAAAACGGCGGCTTAATTATGCGTGCGTCCCCGGAACAAGAAAAGTCTAACCAATTAGTTGAAAATGAAGAAGTGAAGGAAGAAGTAAAGGAAGAAGAGAAAAAAGAAGTGAAAAAAGAAGTGAAAGTAAAAACGGTCAGGAAGAAGAAGACAGACATTCAGACTACACAAGTGGGACAAAATGAAGAAGTAAAAGAAGTAAAAGAAGTAAAAGAAGTAAAAAAAGTTAAAACGGCTAGAAAGAAGAAGACAGATACTATTTAATTTAAAATCAAAACTTTTCCTGGTTTAAATGTTGGGTACGCAAAATTATAAAAGAAATAAGCCGTAGGACTTATAATTAATGGGGGTGTTTTTTGTATAATGTTATCAATTAATATATCATTATGTGATACATTCTCGATTGCCGAAAACCCAAAATTATTTTCAGCGGAAATTTTCCAAAAACTTATTTTAAAACCTTGTATAAATATGTCGTGTTCGCAATCACATATTGATGCAAAGCAACTTAATACTTCTAAGCCTTTTTCAATTTGAACGCAAGATTTTCTGTAAAAATAACAGCATAATATGTTTTCATTACATAAAATAACGTATATAAATATATTGTTGGTTTTTATCAGTTCTATAATATTTGTATATTCTACACTAATAATAATATCAAATTTATCGTTGTTTTGTTCCATAAAATGATATAAAAATCTAAAATTGTGTTGATTTATTTCCAAAACTTTATATTCAGATGATAAATCAGGTGGTTTAGTCCACTTATCAACAGAAAACCCATATGTAGAATAAACACATAATGGAACAATTCCAGTTAATTCCTCTTCCCTTTTGAAGAGAGAAACAACAATATTTTTATTTAATTGTCTTTGGTTATAATGATGTGTTTGTATTAGTTGTGGAGCAATTCCCTGTTTACGATGTTGTCCATCTACACACAAATAATCTACATAATACGCATCAAACTTTGCGTCTTTGTCGCTATTATTTATTATAATATGTAAAGGTCTAGATGTCATTGCTCCTATTATTTTACGGTCTGTTGTTACAGAACCTTTTTTTAAGTTGAATATATGATCGTCCTTGTAAAAGAATGAAATTAACGGTTTATCGTTATGTCCAATAAAATATGGCATTATGTTTTCTAATTGCGGAGAGAAAATATTATCTTTATTTCGCAAATAATTTGCCTTTATTAAGTTGACAAATCGCTGTCTTTGAATTGAGGTCAAACCCGAAATTACGATTGTGTCAATATCTCTAAAATTGGTATATTTATTTTTAGTTGGGAGAGAACTATCAACAATGCCAGGTGGATTTATCATATAACTAAAATCATAAATATGAAATACCGGTTGAATAACCCAAAACCCATATTTTATACGAATGTAACCATAAATTAATAATATAATAAGAAATCCAAAACATAACACATATGATAAATATTCAAGCATATTAAATTTATCATATAATTTTTAAATTTTTTAAAAACGAGTTTATTTTTATTTTTATTTTTAGTTTTGTTTGCAAGTTCTAATATATTGTTAAAATATTACCTATGATGGTTTAACGAATACATATAAATATTGGTATTCGTATGCACATTTAACCATATCAATTTTAGAATGCAGCACAAATCCGGCATCTTGTGCCATATTAACAATAGTAGGCAAGTCTTCCATATACAACTTTTGTTCTTGTTTTCTAACCCTACCATCATTAAATTTGAATTTTTCGTCAAATATTACAATATCATTATTCTCTAATTTAAAATTAGAATCGTAGACAAAATCATTAAACGTAATTTTGGTTTTAGTAATTCTCTCTTTTGAATATTTTTGAGGAGAAACTATATATAATGGATTACCTGGTGGTAATATAGGGTCAAACTTAAATTTATCAACTAAATGAACTATTAAAAACCCACCGGGCATCAACCAATTCATACAATTATTAAAGAAACGCATTTTATCATTCATGTAATAAATTGTAAAATATAAACACAAAATATGAGTTATAGAATTATCAATAAACAAATGACCGTTTAAACCATCTCCCAGTTTAAATTGATTTTCTATATTAGGATAATCAAATTTTGCTTTATTTATCATTGAAGGAGAGATGTCCACACCAATTATATTTAAATTTTTTCCAGTAAATTCTTTTACGTGATGACCAGTTCCACAACCTATATCAGCTATCACACTTTTTTCATTTGGTACAGTATTATTAAGTATTACACCTACTTCATAATCATTTTTCATTTGACTAAATACCAAATAATCGTAAATATCGACATAAAAATCATCATAAATAGCAGTTCCTTCTTTAAATTCAAAATTATTTGAAGATACTAATCCTTCTCTAACTGGATTTAAACTTCTAAACAAAACAATTATTACTAGTAATATGGCTACAAACAGTAATACTTTACCAAAATTAGACATTTTATTATAGCATTTTGTTATTGAATTTACTGTTTTCATCTATATGTATTGTTGTTATTTTTTTTGTATAAAAATTAAATATATGGAAGATTCAGAAATAAATGATTTTAGGGGACAAGGTGAATTCAGAGGATTTTCATTTTCAAAATTTAAAAAAACGGATGTTAAAAAAGAATTGCTAAATAATTTAATATATTCTAAAATAGAACCTGCTTGTTATTGGAGTGCAGAATTAATTTGTTCTGGACATTATACTGATTTGTGGGAAATAATTATAACCTTTTTTAGTAAATATATTCATTTAGGAAATTCTAATATAGGGATTTATCTTGAAATGAGAATTATGGATTTTAAAGCAGTTCTTAATAATGGTTACACGGATAACGTATTGCGATTAAGAAATAATGAGAAAATTAGGAAAATTTTTTGTGAAATTATGTGTGTTTTATGTGATGCAAAAAGACGACATAGTTTTGATAATGTTAAAATTAAACAACAAGACCTAAATATGATATCCGTTAAAGATAAGTTTTTGGCTACTTCAACAGAATATGGGGGGGAAGTATTCAGTGTAGAAGACCCAAAAGAGTTATTTCCATTTGTAAATGAATTAGCTTACACTGTAACAATATCTGGAAATAATCAAATGAATGCTTGTTATTGGATTGAATGGATTATTGAATATGAAAATAGATGTAAAGCTTTAAAAGAAAAAATTTTTTGCGATAGACGTAATTTTGCAAAAGTCGAACCAAAATGCCAAAAAGATATTGTTTGGATTATTTGGGACGTATTTTTAAAAGAGGCTGAAAAACGGTCTAAGATCATTTCAAAATTAATGAATTCCTTCCTAAGTTTGTTTTGTTTAAAATATACCACAGGATGTCATAAAAAACGTAAAAATTTAATGTATCTTGCTATTTCTATTTTATGTGAAAATTTCACATCTGAAAAAGAAATAATTCGGCATTCTCAACTTGATTTAGTCAATAAGATTAAATTAAATATTAATTTTGTTTATAGTCAAATTAAAAAGAACGAAGAATCAACGGGAACTGAATATTTATTTTTAGGAATAAAATCATCTAATTTAGAAAGCACAATTAAAAAATTAGATGCAATGAATAGTTTTGGGGGGTCATTTGTTCCTAGAATATAATGTAATATATATATATATATATGGCGACAAAACGTTACAGAGAACAAAAAGGAGTAACACGTAAAAGACACTACGAAAGTTCTTCCTTGGCTAGTTTTCAAAAAAAAAACACAGTTATATTTTTAGAAATGCTTTTAATGCTTAAATTATTTCATTGGAAAACTTCTAGTTATGCTACACACAAAGCAACAGATGAGTTGTATTCTAAATTGAACGCGAATATTGATAGCTTTGTTGAAATTCTTTTGGGAAAGTCTGGCTCAAGAATACATTTGACGAATAATAAACACATTAGACTGATCGATTTATCTTCCCCACAAAACTTGAAGAGAGAAATAGAAAAATTCAAAGACTATTTACTCAGTTTAGATAAAAATGAATATATGAGAAGTATGAGTAATACAGACCTTTATAATATACGCGATACTATTTTAGGTGATATGAACCAATTTTTGTATTTATTAACCTTTAAATAAATAATGCGAATTTATAATAAAAATTAATATATTCTTTTTTATTATAATGAATAGCACTAATGATTTATCAGAGTCAATATCACAGTCAATATTACAATCGAGTGAACCGTCCATGCCTTCTCTAAGTTCAAATGATACTGGATATTTTGATAGTTTAAAAAATATAAACACAACAACTTGGATATTAATTATTTTAATTTTAGCTTTTTTGGGATTTAATATTTTTTCTTATTTAGAAAAGGGAACACAAACGGTTATAGATATTTTCGCACCATTAATCAAGAAGATATTTGGTATAACTCTATATGTTACGGATGATGTTATAGATGTTTCTGCTGAAGGAGCAAAGGCTGTTGTAAGTGGAACCGCTAAAGGTGTAAATGCCGTTGTAAGTGGAACCGCTGGAGCAATTTCTAGCGGGTTAACTGCCGTTCAAGATGTAACTCCAAATGGTGCGGTTGCTCCATCGACAGTAAAGGGCGAGCCTATTAATCAATCGAAACTAGATATTGCACAGCAATCTACATTAAATAAAGCATTAAACACCGCCCAAAGTCAGCCATCTCAACAACAAGAATACCAAGCAAATGAAGCGTCCAGTTCTGTTCATAGTTCTGGAAAATCTGGTTGGTGTTTTATTGGAGAAGATAGAGGATTTAACACTTGTGCACAAGTTGGTGTGAATGACCAGTGTATGTCAGGCGATATATTTCCGAGCCAAGAAATTTGCATGAACCCTACTTTAAGAGCTTAATTCACAAATTGTGTTTATATATTTATATAAATTATAATTATTATATGATATTATTTATATCATATAATTTAAACAACTCGTGATGATTTTAATTTGTACCATCTCACGCTCCATCTAAAAACCATCTTACAGATAAGTAATTATATATATTATCAGTTAAACCACCGCTACCCCCAATCATTGTAGTACTTGGTCCTTTATTAACAATATGCTGAATGGCAGATGTTCCTAGAGCATAATTATAATACCATAAATTAGAAATGTAACCATCAAATCCACCATTCATAGCAACATAAACATCTCCATAATTTTGTTTTGGAACCCCAACTAAATTAATGCTTCTAGCAATTGTACCATTAATATAAACATCCAACGTAGTATTTTCGCATCTTATAATAACATTAACCCATTTATTAATAGGAATATCGGGTATTATAATCTCTTCATTAATAACATTAAATGTATTCATTACTACAACTAACGCATTTGTATTTGGCGCAATATAGAGCCCAGGTGCATTATTAGGCTGAACCATACCATTTTGGTTTAAATCGCTATTGCCTTTACTAAATACGTGTTTATATATTCCAGCATTTGTTTGAAGATTATTAATAAATATCCAATTAGACCATGTAAATTCAATACCATCTGTAGCATTAACAGAACGATAAATAGTTACTGCTCCATTGCTACTGGGATCTTGTGGAAAAATTATCATTTGAGTTGCATCAACCATACCATCTATTATATGTGGAGATTCATTTGGTTTTAAAAAATAAGACAAAGTAGATATACCAAATCTCAATAAAATAACAAATCCAAATATAACCAATAACAAGAAAGCGAATTTTGCTACTAAACTATTTGATTCTAAAAATTCTTTGGTTCCAAAAGTTCCTTTATTTGTTGAAAATGAATTAAATGATGTGGTGTCGCTCATTATATATATTAAATAAATAAGAAAATTTATAAGTTATATAGTTAATAAATTATCAACTATATACTTAAATAGTTACACTACTTTGAGTAGTTCCATTTTCAATTAAAGCTATTTGAATTTGATAAGCATTAAACATGCTAGACCAACTGGAATATCCTTTAGTATAAATATTCCATGCTTCTTGTGGATTTAAAGAATTGGGGTAGTATTGGAGTTTAGACGTCCAACCATTAAATCCACCGGCAGGTGTTACATAAATATTAGCATTATTGTTAACACTTGCTACACCTGGCAATAAACACGTTCTAACTAATTTACCATCAATATATAGGTCCATCGTTCTTCCATATACGCTGACAACTAAATTAACCCATTTTTGAATTGGAATGTTTGCAATACTGCACGTGTGAACCACTGTATTACCTCCAGCGGTGGTTGGTTCTTCGTCAGCCCCCGGAAAACATCCTAAAGAGACAGATATATTATTTTCAATAGCTCCTAAAACAACCGCCGGACAAGGATCTAATCCATTTACACCCTGAACCGACCCCTGACTACTGCTTGATTTTGCACCCATTCTTCCAAATATAACCTTTTGTTCTCCATAACGATAGTTCCAATCATTTATATAAAACCATACAGAATAAGCGAAATTACTTGATGGAACACTTGTCCCATTTGTTGCTAAACTGGAAGCAGCAATTGTTGTTGCTGTTTGGCCATCTTGAATATTTTGTAATGTGTATGGGTCTGACCAAATATATTTTAATAATAATAAAATTAACACAACCACTACTACTGTAATTACAATACTTAAAGCATTCATTGTATAATATAGATTTAGAATTTTTCTATTTTAATTGTTAAATTAAATTGAATAATTAAGTTGCATTTTACTTAATCACCTGCATTTTTAATCATTAATGTTTCTTTTGAGTCATTTAATATAGGCGGGCTTCGCGTTTTAACGCTATTATATAAGTAGTATATATTTGTCGTGTTTAACGCACGGCTAAAGTAAACTACATTGCTAATACCTCCCTTTATACCATTATTCTCTCCAATTGTTAAATTATCATATGTGTAATACGGTACTACTTCAATAGAAGATTTAACTAACTCGCCATTTAAAAATATATCCATCGTTCCTCCACTATAATTTATTATTATGTTATTCCATTTTTGTAGTAAGAAATTGTTATTAATATAGATAATTCTATTACCTTTATCATCAAAATCGATCAATTTATTTTTTGTAACGTCTTTTAAATCTTTCTGTTGCATTGTAATCATTAAAGTGTTTTTACTTGGATTATATAAAATATTTGGTTTGTTTCCAAAGTTTAAGAGAGAAGTGAATTTCTTATAACTGGGGTTCATATTTGGGGGAGCAGCATCAATAAATACCCAACAAGAAATAGCGTATTGATAGTTAAAATTATCACTTCCATTTAAATCTTCATAACTGCCTAAATTATATACAGTATCCGTATACACAGGTCTATTGACTAATTGGTTACCTCCTTGTGTGCTTACCAAATTAAATAAAGAAGGTGTTTTGAAATATGCAACGATTAATCCTATCGAAACTATTAACATGATAAATGAACCCGCATTTGTTGCATTGTATTGACCGACTATTATTTTACCAAAATAATCGAATATTCCACTAAAAATACAAGGTATGTATAATAATGTGTTTAATATTATATTAAAAAATGCACTTTTCTTATTATTTTTAGATGGAAGATTCACATTTATCGTCTTATAAATTAACCCTAATATAATTGTAACCATCAATAAATTCAAAACAAAACTTGTTATACTTGATTTACCAGATAGATTCTCAATATTGTAAGTTATCCAAAAAATTATTAAACCAGAAATTACCAAACCGAATAATAATAATAGAGTATTTTTAATTAATGTATTGTCAACGCCTATACCTATTGACTGTGTATTAAATAAATTAGCACCTAATAAAATCGCCCATGTAATACAAATAAGTAACAATAAAATTATTACACTACTTGATTTTGCTTTATTTGCAAAAAAATTCTTTTTATCGCTTGATATAATTCCTGTTATAATTATAAGAAAAAGTATAAATCCTATACTACCATATACACCAAAAGAAGAAAAATTGGTTAATATATTTTTACTTGACTTACCCTCTTCACCGGGTAATGTTAATATGATGATAACATATAAGAAAGCAAATACTGCTATAATTATTGTAAGTAATAATGAATATCCAAAATATTTTTCTGCTGCACCTCCTGGATTTATATTATAAAATGTTATAGCAAGTGTAATTAGACAAAATATTAAAATAATCATTTTAATTCTTTCGTAATTAATATTAAATTTTTCTATATAATCAGCACTTAAACCTTTGTAAAAGGCGAAACCTCCCAAAATTAACATTATTGGATTAATTATATACGAATAATTATCTAAAGTGTTAGATGAAATCATCGTATAAAATAAAATAGCAAAAATGGTATATATTATTACATAAGTTACATTACTTATTTGCTCAAATAGTTGTTTAAACTCTTTTATATTTGGAAGAAATAATACACATAATCCAAAAATTAATAATGAAAAAAACAGTACAACAAATATATCAGATATCACTTGTTGGTCCGATTTTGAAGGAGGGGACGAAGGTAATTTTATTTTCACATCAAATAGTATTATAAACATCATTATTATAAAAAAAATTATTATTGTCATTATGGCATAAAATATACTAGGCGTCTTTAATTTTTCCAATACATTTTCATTTACATCCACATTTGTATTCATATATTATTATAATACAATATTTTAATAATATTATCTCTACATATTTTCACTCGCTGTTTTTTTACCGTGGCAATTTCTACATAATGCTATTAAGTTGTTTATATCATTTCCGCCACCATATTCAAGACGTATTTGATGGTCTATTTCAAAAGTATGGTCTAATTGATTATTACAATTCTTACATTTCCAGTCTTGATTTGATGCGACATATTTTTTTTTAGTCTCGCTTACTGAACGTTTGGTAGAACCTCTTCCCGATCCTTGAATTCTTTTATCTGAACAAAATCCTGGAGCGGATGGTTCTATACCATTAAAACATTCCATAAAACTTTTATTTGGGGTTTCTGTAAAGTCTATAATTGGACTTAACATATCCATTGAATTTTTATCAATTGGTAAGTATTTTACCACATTATTGGCATAAAATAACATATCTTTACCTCTAGAAGGATTTCTTTTTAAAATACAATAAATACCAATACCCAATAAAGCATAAAATATCATTATATAATATTTTTTGAAAGTCATAAACATTTTCGTATATTTTCCATCAGCATAGGCGTTATATACGAAAAATGCCGTTAAACCTAATACAAATATTTCAAGTCTCATTATTATATTAACTATAATAAAATAATACAATTGTATTCTTAAATAGGCGACATTGTCAACGCTTCTTGTCCATACAAACCTTGTAATTTAACGGCTCTCATTATTTGTTTTTGTTCATGTGTAACATGATATATGTCTAACAACGCTAAACCCATAATAATATAAGGTAATAAAACTAACACCCAAGTAATTGAGGTATACCCCTTGTTACAAAGCCATCCTAAAATATAAGTCCAAATGAACGCAAACACTAAATTCCATGCCGCTATCATTATAGACATACCATAAAATACCCCAATAAATGCGGCGATTACAGCAATCGCAAAATAAATTTTAGCAGGAGTGCATAGTTTACCAAAATTATTCATTATAATAATAATTGAGATTTTATTTTAACGATAAAAATATTGGGTTTTTAAATCTTTTTATAAACGTTTTTCTCTTAAATAATGATGTTTCCTTTTTTCCTTTTTTCCTTTTTCTTGTTTTAATCCCACTTGCTAACTCAGCTGAATAATAAGACGAAGAATTACTTGCTAACTCAGCTGAATAATAAGACGAAGACCCACTTGTCTCTTTTTGTTTCGTAAAAATAATATGTATTAAATTACCCAACTTTTTCAAATCATTTAATAATTTACCCATATCATACGGCTCATGAATTGGTACAAATAAATACGTCTTAAATATATAGCACAAATGATTATATACTTCTAGTTGTGCCCTCGCCAGAGATAAATAATTATCATACAACAATTCCAGCAACGGATAATAGATAAGAATAAAGCCATATATATCAACTAGTTTTATAAATACATCATTTAAATATACCCTCAAATTTAACTCACCATTTTCTCTAAAATTGGTATGATGAAATAATACATCTACTATATAATCTACAATTATTGGCATTGTTATTTGGGTTTCAATATAAGCCGGTTTACTCTTTTCTGATATGCTTGAAAAATCATTACTATACAATTTGAACATTATTTCGTTTATAAATTTATAATGACCTGCTCCCCTTTTAGTCATCCAATAATTTAAATAATCTATAACAAATGGTTTAAGCGACAATTTTGTAACTTCGCCTCCATCTTTTAAATATTTTAAATATTTTTCATAGAATGAATCAGTAAATATTACAACAGATAATGGAACATTATATTGCAAAGGTCTATTTCTCCAATTAGTAGGAAATTTTTCATCACCTGGTTTATATTCAACAGATAACCCCCAATCAATCAAACGAGTTTTAATTTCACTTCCTGTGTCATCAACTAATACATTTGAATCTTTAATATCACTATGATAAATATGGCGTTTATTCATTGGAATTATTCCGTATTTTAATAGTTTTACAAGTTTTGTATGGACATTATATATTTTTTTAAAGGAACCATTTGTATAAATAAAATCATCTACTGGCAATCCACCATTTGGCATATTTATTGTCATAACTTCATCCAACTTGGTATTTATATTAGCTTTTGTTATATCATTTTTTGGTAATGCTGAACACTTGGCTTTAAAACGAACTAAATCAGTTGCTGTCAATTTTGATGGTTTGCATAATGTGGCGTCATAAAGTAAAAAATAGTCTTCATAATTTGGAATATCATCTAATTTTTTCTTTATATTTATTATTTCTTGATATTCTTCAGTAGCATGTCTATTGGTCATTAATTTTGATATTTTATTTTTCTCTCTCTTTTTTGTCCCTTCGCATTTTAACGCGGGATTAAATACACACCCATATCCACCAGACGCTATTACTCTACCTCCCCTGTTATTTTTTCTTGTTTTACCCATATATATATAGAATAACATTATTATTTATCGTATAAATAATAAATAGTGCCTAACATTAAAACTAAAATCCCTCCATATATTATTTTCTCTCTTATTTTATAATACTCTTCTAATTTTTTATTTTTAGATTTATATTGATTATAATATTCGACAAAAAAATCATTCAACGTTATTTGAGGTTTTTCAATCTTTTCATTAATTTTATTATGAATAAAAAACATCCACCTTACAAACGAATCACGATTGTCCAAATAAGGTGTTATAGGATATTTGTCTATTAAATGTTCAAATTCTTTTGATATCTGCTCAACTGGAATAAATAATGGTATATTTTGAACAAATTCATAATATTTTTTCTTTGTTACTGCGTTTGGATGATGAGGATAAGTCATAGCTACAGTATGTAAAAAAAACCAATAATGGGGGCCCCATATTTTCGGGTCTAGATAAACCGTTTCTGTCATATAACAAAAATATATAAAAAACTCCTTATAATAACTAATTTAATTATTGTTGTATATTTTACATGATATAGTCTAAAAGAAATAATGTAATTATTATTTAAACAATTAATTCAATGTATATTAGAGTGATTTAATGATTATTAATAATATATGCAATAATTGTGGCAAACCAGGTCATATGTTTCATCAATGTAAATTGCCAATTACCAGTTATGGTATTATAGTTTGCAAAGGTTCATTAAAAGAATACGAATATCTTATGATAAGACGAAAAAATAGCTTTGGATATATTGACTTTGTAAGAGGTAAATATTCAACTCATAATTTAACACAAATAAAAACAATGATCGACGAGATGTCTTTAGGCGAAAAACAGCAAATTATAACTTTACCGTTTCATACATTATGGAATGAAATGTGGGGTGATTGTAATATTGGTAATACTCTATATAAAACTGAAGAATCCATATCTAAAAAGAAATTTGAACTTTTAAGAGATGGATTGAATATTGATAATTATATTTACAGCCTTAAAGATATAGTTACAAACAGCAAGACAACATGGAACGAAACAGAATGGGAATTTCCAAAGGGTCGTCGTAATCAAAAAGAAAAAGATTTGGATTGCGCATTAAGAGAATTTCAAGAAGAAACAGGTATTGATACAAATAGAATAACTATAATTGAAAATTTATTACCATTTGAGGAAAGGTTTATTGGTTCAAATCATAAAGCATATAAGCATAAATATTTTTTAGCTATATTAAATAATTCACCAGAAAAAGACAATTTAAACGAGTTAAATAATTTCCAAGTATCTGAAGTTAGTAAATTGGAATGGAAAACAATTGATAACTGTTTAGAATCAATAAGACCATATAATTTAGAGAAAAAAGAAATTATTCAAAATATTAATAAAGTATTAGAGGAATATAGATTATATTATTTATAATATATAATATTATGACAGACAACCCAAAAAAGAAATTATTAATTATTGATTCATCTGACGAAGAATCTAGTATTTCAAGTGAAAAGTCTCAACTTATTAATACCGCAACTAAAAAAACACCTAGTGGTACTTCATTGACCGACGACATTCCATCAAAATCAACTATTGATTCAGTATCATTATCAAATATACCATCGACATCAACTGTTAATTATTCAACATTGTCTGACATTACACAAATTAAAAAGGACGAATTAGAGAATGAATTTAAGAGCATAAACTGTAACAACGATAACTTTTTTAAACCAGACTGCAACAAATTTATACTAAAAAAAGAAGTATTAGAAAGAAATGATTTGTCAAACAATGAAGATAATAATGATTACTTGTATCCTAACTTAAATGACGCCAAATTTAATATTAAAATTTCTACCAAAAAGGAATTTAATGACACTAAATATGATGGAACAGTTTATGAAAATATTAAACATCAAGCTGATATTTTAGCAAATGCTGATTTTGAATTACAACCTCATCAAGCGTTTGTTAAAAATTTTATGTCGTTTCAAACACCATATAGCAGCTTACTCTTATATCACGGATTAGGTACAGGAAAAACTTGCAGTGCTATTGGCGTTTGTGAAGAAATGAGAGATTATATGAAACAAATGGGTATATCAAAAAGAATTATGATTGTTGCTTCTGAAAATGTTCAGAATAACTTTAAATTGCAAATTTTTGATGAGAGAAATTTAAAAGAAGTTAATGGTATTTGGAGTATGAGAGGTTGTATTGGAAATAAATTGTTAAAGGAAATTAATCCAATGAATATACCAATGCCCCGAGATAAAGTAATCAGTCTTATTAAAACCGTCATAAATACTTATTATATTTTCTTAGGGTATGTTCAATTCGCAAATTATATTATTAAAACAATGAATTACGAAGAAGAATTAAATAAACAAAAAGAAAAACAACCTGGAGAAAGAGGAAAAACAAAAATACAGCAATTAAAAGATGTTAAGATAGAATTAAATAGTAGAGTTTTACGTAGATTAAGAAACGAATTTAATAATAGATTAATTGTTATTGATGAAGTTCATAACATACGTAAAACAGAAGACAACGAAAATAAAAAAGTAGCTATCAATTTAGAATATCTAGTAAAGGCTGCTGAAAATATGAGATTTTTACTTCTTTCCGCAACTCCAATGTATAACAATTATAAAGAAATTGTTTGGTTATTAAATTTAATGAATACAAATGATAGAAGAGGTAAAATAGAAGTAAAAAATATTTTTGACGCCAACGGTAACTTTAAGAAAAATGGAGAAGAATTGTTAATACGAAAGGCAACTGGTTATGTTTCTTTTGTTAGAGGTGAAAATCCATATACTTTTCCGTACAGAGTTTATCCCAACGAGTTTTCACCAACAACTACGTTCCCTTATATACAGTATCCTTCTTTTCAAATGAACCTTAAAAAAATTAAACACGAAAACAAAAAGAGAATTTTAAGTTTATATTTAACTAAAATCGGCAAATGTGATAATTGTGGAAATTGCCAATATTGCTGTTATAAATATATAATTTATAATCTTAGACATAAAAAATTTACAATCACCACTAAGTATGGAGTGACGAAAAACATGCCTAGTTTTAAAAATATGGAATCTTTTGGTTATACATTGTTGCAGACGCCATTAGAATCATTAATTATTTCATATCCAGTTAACGGATTAAAAGCCGTTTTGGATGAAATTCCTGTAGATAATTTCTCGAATGAATTCTCTCCAAGTTTTGACGTAATATTGCCTTCAAATGACACCGATAAGGATAAAGAAGAATATCCTCAACCTATTGTATCAGGTCAAGAATTCAAACCAATCGTTAAAACTAGTTCAACCGAGAGAAAAAGTGCTGGTGAAGACGATGAAGATAATGATGTCGATAATGATCTCGATGATGATGGCGATAATGATCTCGATGATGATGGCGATAATGATCTCGATGATGATCTCGATGATGATAGCGATAATGATGGCGATAATGATGGCGATAATGATCTCGATGATGATGGCGATAATGATGGCGATAATGATGTCGATAATGATGTCGATAATGATGGCGATAATGATGGCGATAATAAAGAAAAAATCAGTTCTTTGCAAGTAAATAAAAATAAAGGATTAATTACGAAGAGTTTGAATTATGATAAAATAAGTGAATTGACAAATTACACGAAAACTGCAGATTCGTCAGCATCATCTGAATATCACGATAGGACATTTGATTTAGATATCAAACCAAGAAGTCATCAAGGTCAGGCTACATTTGGTGGCGAAAATACACCAACCCCTAAAACAACCTCAACCGAACGTCGTGAATTATTGACAATAGACCCCCACCAATTAACTGGTAAAATTGGGTTGGAGAGAATGATGACATTTTTAGATAGTAAATCGCCGCCGGTTAAGGGTGAGTTTGAATATAGAAGTTCAACTCTAAAGAATAATGGTAAAATTTTCTCTCGAGAGAAAATAGGAAAGTATAGTTCTAAAATAAAAAGTATAATCGATAAAATTTACAACGCGGATACATCGGTGGTTTCAAATGGTGTTATATTAATTTATTCACAATATATTGATAGCGGGTTAATACCGATGGCGCTTGCTCTTGAAGAAATGGGTTTTACTAGATACGGACAGCAAGGAACCAAGTCATTATTTAAAAACAAACCAACTGACCTGGTAGACGTAAGAACGATGAAACCCCCAGCAGATAATAATAATTTTATGCCAGCTCGTTATACAATGATAACTGGAGACCCAAGATTATCGCCAAATAATGATTTTGAGGTGAAAGGTTTAACAGGTGAAGATAATAAATACGGCAATAAGATTAAAATAGTATTGATTTCAAAAGCTGGTTCAGAAGGTATTGACCTTAAATTTATAAGACAAGTTCATATTCTTGAACCGTGGTATAATATGAATCGTGTGGAACAGATTATTGGTCGGGCTGTTCGTAATTTGTCACACAAAGATTTGCCATTTGAAGAGAGAAACGTTGAAATTTATATGCACGGAACAATTCTTGATAAAAATGAAGAAGAATCCGCTGATTTATATGTATATCGTGTTGCGGAGTATAAGGCTCTTCAAATAGGAAAAATTACAAGAATATTAAAAGAAACTGCGATAGATTGTATTATTAATCATGACCAGACCAATTTTACACAAGAAATAATGGGAGTTAGTTTGAAGGAACCAATTAAACAACAATTATCTACAGGAAAACTATTAGAAAACTTTAAAATTGGAGATGCTCCATTTTCGCCTGCGTGCGATTATATGGCAACGTGTAACTATGATTGTCGTCCAAATGCTGATATAGATGAGACAAAATTAAACGAGGATACTTATGACGAACATTTTATTGTTATAAATTCAGAAAAGATTTTACAAAGAATTAGAATGCTTTTTAAAGAGGGGTTCTATTATAAGAAAGATGCACTTTTAAAATCAATTAGAATAGCAAAAGAATATCCGTATGTACAGATTTATTCAGCACTAACTCATCTAATTGAAGATGATAATGAGTTTATTATTGATAAATATGGTAGAAATGGAAGACTAATAAATATTGGCGATTATTACTTATTTCAACCAGCAGAGATTAAAGATAAAAATATTTCGATATTTGATAGGTCTATTCCGGTTGATTATAAACATAATATGATTAGTTTTGAATTAAACCAATCTATAATAAAACCGGTTATCGATAAAAGAAATTTAAATAAACTGGTAGTTGCCGAAGAAACGCCTTTATTAACTAAAAGAAATAATATTGTTGATGAAATGAAAAATAATTTTGAGATAGCTAAAGAATTTTCAAAATCACAAAACAAAGTTCCAAGGGGGGACGACAATTGGTATAAATATAGTGGAATTGTTATTAGAAAAATGTCAAAAGAGTATCCAGAATCTAAAAAATATTTGATTTCATTCTTAGTAGCGCATTTATTAGAACTATTGGTTTTCGAAGAAAAAATTAATGTAATGGATTACTTATATTCGCTGGATAGTATAAAACAAAATTCATTTGAAAAATATGCGAAGGATTATTTTGAAAATAACACAATCACAAATAAAGATTATACAGTTTTTATTACTTATAAATTAAATAAGCGAATGATTATGATGTTATCAGATAATAAATGGATTGAAGCCTCTCCAGAAGACCAACGTGATATCGCAACATTAACCGAAACAAAAAAATTTTTAGCTTTAAATAAAAACGACTATAATAAAACAATAGGATTTATGGGTTATTTAAAGGGTAATGCAGGATTAGCATTTAAAACAAAAAATATGGAATCCAAACGCGATACAGGTGCTATATGTAAAAATGCTGGAAAGTCAAATAATTTGGCGTTGATAAATGAATTGATTGGCGAAGAAGACAAATATACAATTGAAAACACGAAAGCTATCAAAAATGAGGACGGTAATATAATTCACGAAGCAGTTGGAAATGACGAATTATGTGTTCTTAAAGAATTCATTCTTCGTTATTTTAATGAAATAAAAGAACGTGATAAAAAATGGTTCTTTACACCAGAAATGGCAATTTATCATGGACTTTATAAAATTTTTGTTTAAGACTAACTTATTATTTAATATTTATTTTATTAAATAAAATTGAATAAAATATAAATAAAAGATAATATGTATATATAATAAATGGAACCAGTTGCTAAAAATACACATTTAAAAAAACGTAAAGACACCAAGCCTCAGTCAATTTATTCGAGATGTCTTTTAACTAGAAATGTGGTTTTACCGATTACTTGTATTGGTAAAAATTTGGATCAAGTGTTGGAAGAGTATATTCAAAATACATTTGAAGGAAAATGTGTTGTAGAAGGATATGTAAATCCCAATTCATCGAAAATTATTAGATATTCAAGTGGAGTTATTTCGCGAGGTTCTAATATTATTTTTGAACTAGTATTTGAGTGTGATGTTTGCTTCCCGGTTGAAGGTATGTTGATATCGTGTGTTGTAAAAAATACTGTCAAGGCTGGTATTCGTGCTGAAAGTGCAGTTAATGTGCCTTCTCCGTTTGTTGTATTTGTCGCAAAAGATCACCATTTTACGTCTCAAAACATTAATGAAATTCAAGTTGGTGATATTATCTCGGTTAGAGTTATAGGTCAACGTTTTGAGCTGAATGATAAATCTGTATCTATTATTGGTGAATTGGTTAAAGAAAAAGAATATATTCCTAAGACTAAACAACAATCTAAACCTCGTTTAGTAATTGAAGATTAATAATATACTTAAAAATTATATCTTTTTTATTATTATTTAAAAACATATGCTTTACTAGTATATATGGAAGTGTTAATGTCTACTAATGAAACCAATAATTATTCTATAAGTGAATTAAATCATTTGAGAGAATCTATTGAATATATGAATAAATTTAATCAGGTCGAAGTTCTAAGAATTTTAAGCAAACACGATAAAGTTACATTAAATGAAAATAAAAATGGCACGCATATAAATCTGACTGACCTTAAAAAAGAAGTTCTAGATGAATTATCTGTTTATATTAAATTTGTGAAAACTCAAGAATCCAACTTAAATACGGGCGAAAAAGAAAAGGAAGATTACAAAAATACATATTTTCCAAAAGATATTAAAGATATTAGTAAACATATAATAGAAGATGAGTGAAACTTTATTAGATTATAAACCGTATATTTTAAATGATGAAAATATTCAAAATTATTTAAAATATAAATTAATTAATTTATCTGAAAATAAAAAGACACAAAAAACCAAAAATGAGAATACAAATTTAAATAGTAAAATATCACAATTATGTATTCCTAGAGAACAAGACACGCTTTTTTGGTGTTATTATATTATAAAAAACGGAGATGTCCAATACGAAATGCTAAAGAATAGAAATACATTAACAACAAAACAACTTAAGATAGGGTTAGTTTCTAACATTAGAGAGAACTCTTCAAGGAAGCGTTTAAAGACATACAAAATTGATTCTTTAACAAACGTCGAATGTAATTTAGCGAATGATAATATTATAACACTTAAAACATTTCTCTCTATTTGTGTAGTCGATAATATAAATATAGTATTTGTTACTAAAAACACATATTATGAATTGTTGTCAACTGATTCGAATATTATTTATATAATTAGAGAGATTGATAATAGTCGTTTAAAATATAACAAACAATATGGTTATGAAATCGCAAACGATGATTTATTAAATCATATTCGTAGCAATTTATATAATGTTAATACACCTGATAAACCTATAAAATCATTATCATCATATAAATTATCTGATTTGTTAAATATTGCCAATAAATTAGCAATTGAAATTATAAATAAAGAAACTGGTAAAAATAAATCAAAAAATCAATTATACGAATCGATTGTACAATATTTTTAAATTATAATAAAATTGAACTATAATTTAAAAATATATTTAAATATATATAACAATGATACCAGTTAATAAAACAAAACAGAATTTAGAGGAAGACAAATCATCTCGTCATACTCCGGATTATCCACCAATGAATGATAAATATCAACCTATTTATGAACTTTTAGACCCATCTGGTAAAAAGAATATTGAAGATATGAAAGATATTGATACAAGAGACGCTGCGTTGCAAAGAATTAAAAAAGGTTATGACAAAACTGGTAAAATTAATAAATTGTTGATGTTTGAAAAAATACCCGAAGCAGATAAAGTTGAAAAATTAGATGTAATTTCGGAAGAAAGACAATCACATAAACAACCGGTAGAATTATTTGAACAAATAAAGTTTCAACCTATTTCAACTGATAAAAAAACTACACCGTCAAAACAATTTGATCAATTAATGCAAACATATGTTAAAAATATTTCCGATATGGTTTCAACTGTAAAACAAAATCATGAACTCGAAGTTAAATTTGGAACAAAAGGTATTAAACATTTGACAAAAAACGATTATGATAATGTTGTTAAGGTTTTATTATCATTTGGTTTTATAACACATACCCCTTCTGGCGTAGAATTACTTCGTGTTCGATGTGGATTTTTAGACAGCACAACTGGGCGTTTTAAGATGTCTGATGTAAGAACTGAAATAAATGGGTTGCGTTCTATTCAAAAATTGTGTAAAAGTAATGACATTAAAACAGTTTATAAAGAAGAACCAAGACATATTAAATTTATACACAAACGACCATTTATTACTCCAGAAAAAGAGTTTTTGCGTCCAGTCAATTTTGATGATTTTAATTTTAGAGTTTCTTATTCGCTCGAAGAAAAGGCCAAAAAAGGCGTCGAACAATATGTTATTGACAATTGGATAAAATCTAAAAAAGAATTTCGTTATTTAAATAGAGTTACATTTACTCATCCGGATTATCCAGTATTGGTTGATATTAGTATTACAAAATCGGGAAATATGGCAAATAATAACAGTGGGTTCAATCATATAATTCCTGTTTATACAGTAGAAGAATCCAATATATTTAATAATAAGGAGACATATGAAATCGAAATTGAAGTAGATAATAGTATGATAGGTGAATCAAAAAAGTTCAAACAATCAGAAGATATAGCAAATGCAGTTAGAAAAGTTATAAAATATGTATTAATTGGTTTACAAGGAACGATGTATCCAATTTCATATCCTGAACAGAAAGACGTTTTAAAAGACTATATGAAAATGATTTGGGGAGATGAATACGATCCATCCAAAAGAATTACAACTTCTAATTTTATTGGTCCCAATTCAATTACATTACAATTAACAAATATTGCACCAATCGACGAAAATTCATCTTTTCCAAATATTAGAAAAGATTTTGTCGTAACTGATAAGGCTGACGGGGAAAGACATCTTATGTATGTTTCTAAAACCGGCAACATTTATTTAATTAGCACAAATATGGATGTCAAATTTACTGGCGCGAAAACATTAAACCCAGATTGTTATAATACATTATTTGATGGCGAATTAGTTTCTCACAATAAAAAAAACGATTTTATTAATTTATATGTTGCGTTTGATCTGTATTATTACAAAAATAAAGATATACGAAATTATACATTTGTATTAACACAAAAAGAAGAAGATGTTTATAAATGCAGATATTACTTGTTAGAAAAGTTAAAAACTATTTTAAATCCAATCTCTATATTGGATAATAAAACAACAAAAGACCAACTTAGTAGAGTTATATTATCTCCTATGCGGTTTGAAGTTAAGAAATTCTATCCAATGTCATATAACCAAACTATATTTAATGGGTGTAAATTAATTTTGGATAGAGAAAAAGAAGGATTATTTGAGTATGAAATAGATGGATTGATATTTACACACGCGTTTTATGGTGTTGGATCTAATGTTGTAGGTAAAGCAGGTCCAAAGACAAAAATAACATGGGAATATTCATTCAAGTGGAAACCTCCGCATTATAATACTATTGATTTCTTAGTTACAACCATTAAATCGCCAAATGGAGAAGATGTTATTGGTTCTATAGTTGAAGATGGGATTGACACCGATAATTATATTCAATATAATAAATATAAAACTCTTGAATTAAGATGTGGTTTTAGCGAGAAAAACGACGGCTTTATTAATCCGTGTCAAGATGTAATTGATGAAAAATTTCCTGAATATAAACCACGGTTTGAGGATAAACAAACAAATGATTATCTCCCTAAAAGGTTTTATCCGACCCAACCATACAACTTAAATGCTGGATTATGTAAAATAATTTTAAAAATGGGTGATACAGGTGAATTAATGTTTACAGAGAACCACCAGATTATTACTGATAATAGTATTGTAGAATTTGCATATGATATTACTGCTAAAGATGGTTGGAATTGGAAACCGTTGCGAGTAAGATATGATAAAACCGCGAAATTACTCAGAGGAGAAAGAGAGTATGGCAATTCTTACAAAGTATGTAATGAAAATTGGAAATCTATTCATCCGTCTGGAAGAATTACAGAAGATATGCTTATGACTGGGTCGAACATTCCTGAAATTTCAGTAAGTGAAGACGTATACTATAATTCTTCTGCCGGTAAAATGAAAACCGAGGGCCTTAAGAATTTTCATAATTTATATGTTAAAAAGATGTTAATAAGTGGTGTATCTAAATACGGTGATACATTGATTGATTTGGCTTGTGGTAAAGGAGGAGATCTTCCCAAATGGATCGCGGCTAAATTATCATTTGTGTTTGGAGTAGATTTATTTAAAGATAACTTAGAGAACCGACTGGATGGCGCTTGTTCGCGATATTTAAATTCATTAAAAAATAATAAAAACGTTCCTCGTGCTTTATTCGTACACGGCAATAGCTCATTCAATATTAAAAATGGAAGTGCGATGCAAGACGATAAAGCTATCCAAATTACAGCTGCAGTATTCGGGAATGGGCCAAAAGATGCTGACACAATCGGTAAGGGTGTATCTAGACAATATGGTAAGGGAGAGGGAGGTTTTGATGTATGTTCCTGTCAATTTGCGATTCACTATTTCTTCGAAACACCCGACACATTACAAGGGTTCCTTAAAAATGTCGCTGAATGCACTAAATTAAATGGCTATTTTATTGGAACCTCATATGACGGTAAATCTATGTTTAATGAACTTAAGAAATTTAAAAAAGGTCAAAGTATCCAACTTAATACTGATGACAAAAAAATATGGGAAATTATTAAAGACTATGACTCTGATGTGTTTGATGATGACTCCAGTTCTATTGGATATAAAATTAACGTTTATCAAGAGTCTATTAATCAATATATTTCTGAATATCTTGTAAATTATGATTATTTTGATAGACTTATGGAGGCGCACGGTTTCAGACTTATTAGTAAAGAAGAATCAACTGATATGGGGTTACCAGGTGGGACAGCATTATTCAGTTCGTTATTCATTAATATGTTAGATGAACTTAAACAAAATAAATTTAAGACAGATATGTTTGGTAAAGCTTCTAATATGACAACGGCCGAAAAGAAAATATCCTTCCTTAATAGATATTTTGTATACAAAAAAATTAGAGAGGTTAACGTTGATACATTACAACTTGAATTGGGTGAATATGAAGAAGCCGTTGTTACAAGAGAAAAAGAAGAAACTAAAAAGGCAGTTGTTTCGAAAAAAGAAAAAATTATTAGACCAAAAATTAGAAAATTAAATCAAAAAATTAAACTTGTTCCAGCAACCGAAGCAGTAGACGAAACATCAAATGACATAGAACTCACCATTAAAAAAGATAAACCTAAATTAATCATCGAAGATAGCGACGAAGATGTTTAACATTACGTAACAAACTTAAAAATTTTTTATTATATTACAATAAATGAATTATTATATATTACCCAAAAATATAAATGTAGTAAACGCAAATCCTAATGTTTCTCTTAATAAATGCGACCAATGTCTGTCATATTCTTTTTTAAATTATTATTCGGAAATTAAAAAACAGATTATTGAAATTATTAGTTTTGAATCTCCATTATCAGTTAATATATTCGATGAGGCTACCCGAATGGTTAATCCGTGTGAATTTATTTTCTCTAAAGTTCCCGGCACAAATTTTTCGGTTAGTAAACTTAATCCAAATTCAAATTTATTTTATGATTTGTATGAAATTTTAAATAATATAATTTTTTTTGATAATTTTAAAAGTGAACCAATTAAATCTTTGCACGTATCGCCAAATTATAGTGATTCTATTGAGTGTTTCGGAATAATTAGAGAAGGAATGGAAGACCATATTATTACATTTAATTATCTTGATATTGATAATGATCTACCTGAAAACGAGTTTGATTATATATTTTACGAGACTAATACCTCAAATGATCAAGAGTATTTTATTTCATTTATAAAAATAATGATTACCATATTTAAAAACCAAAAATCTAATGGTAATATTATTATAAAAATAAAAGATATTTTGCATAAACCTGTTCTTGATTGTGTTTATTTTTTAACTTCATTATTTGATACTGTTTATATTGCAAAACCAACTACAAATAATATAATATCACCCGATAGATATATTGTGTGTAAATATTTTAAATATAATGAAAATACACGTTCATATTTAAAATTAAACGCAACCAGATTAAGCACATTAATTAAACAACTAGACGGTAAAAATATTATAGATATTTTAGGTCATGATGTATCTTATTATTTCAAAAATAAAATAGACGATTTAAATATTATTATTGGTCAACAACAAATTGACGCATTAGATCAAATAATTTCTATATATAATAATAAAAATAAAAATGAAAAAATAGAAAATATTAAAAAATATAATATACAGAAATCAGTTAATTGGTGTGAAAAATATAGAATTCCATGCAACAAATTTACCGAAAAAATTAATATATTTTTACCAATAATAAATGAACCTACTTAACCGTAATTTAATATACATTTTATATTTATATATTTTAATTTAATGTTGGAATTGGTATGAATATCGTAATATATACATATTATTGTATATATATTACACAGTTTGTCATAATATAATTATTGTCTATATTTATAAACCTTATCATCCGCATATGTTGACGTTGGCTTTTCGACGTTATCACTCTGTTAGTTAGTTATGTATATGCGGCTGAATTTAGGTAATTGTACGTGGAAGTTTTATACACCGTTAAAGTAACAAAATTTTTTATTTTGAAATTGTCTAGATTGAGTCATATTTAATGGCCACGGAGTATTGCATGATGGTACTTTATTCTTTAATAAATTACTGACATCATTCGAATCGCCGGCGTATAATTTATTCGCTGTAACAGTTGACGCCGCATTAGTAGAAATGGTATTAACATTAAGTTTAAGAAGTCTTGTTGAGCTTGAAACAGCACCTTGTTTAGCATATTGATAGTTATTTGGTTTATAAACAGTTAATTGACATCCCATTGGATTGCTTGGACCAGACGGTGGCATGCCCGAATAAGGGTTGTTTATGAATACTTCAAATACAACTAATGCGGAACTTCTCTGTGGTTCAGGCAATCCTTGAACCCAATTAAAAAAGTTTTTCAGTGTATTAATACCAGTTTCGTTAAATGTGGTGACTTCTGCCTGTGTAATTATATTTTCATTTAACATTATTCCAATCATTCGTTCAATAAATGCGTTTTCGGAAGTTTCATATAATTGTGCGTTCATTTGACAGTTTGCTAAATATGTATTAAGCTCTCTTCCTGGTATTTGTCCTGAACTATTACTTCTTTGAGGTACGAAATTGAAAGCTTTTTGATCATATGTTTTACATCTATTTTGTAAATATTGTTTACTTGTAGTATAATAGTTTTTTTTAATATTAGTAGATGCATATATAACGCGTCTTTTTGCAAATTTTTCTTGGTTACAGCACCATACTGAATTTGTAGTATTTGGTTCAGGAGTTTGAGATAAATTTGTAAGATTAGGGTTATATGATGCTACAACCCCTACACCCTCGCAAGTTTCACAATCTTTTTGCAAATCTTGGTTAGGTTGATTAAGTTTAACGATATAAGCGCCTGGGTTATCTTGCATTTGATTAAGTAAACCAGACCCTCCTCCCAACGATGTTCCCTTGCTTGATTTTACAAATCTATTACTATTGTAATTTATTAATGCGTTTTCGTTGATTGATAAATTAACATGATTATATGGGTTGTTAACATTTAAATTTGCCACACCCTCAATTGGAACGTTTGGTATAACTCTACCTTTTCTATAATGCTTAATAGGCCTTGGTAATGCAAATCCGGTTTGAAAAATATTACCGGTGTCATTATTTGTAAGAGGTCTAATATGTCCGGACGCTATTCCTACAGGATAACTATTGAGACCATTACCTTTCCACGATATATATTGTTTATTATAATATGTGCTTTGATGCGTGTATCCTGAAGCAGGATTTGTTTTCATTCCTAATGGATAAACTGCTGTTGACATTTCTAATATTAGAAAAGAAAATAAAAAGTTATAATATAGTATATTAATGTTTCTATTGGTAAATACACTGGTTGTCTTTTTTTTTATTTTAATAATATATCATTTACTTTTAGCATCCCATATTATTGAGGGTTTAGAAAATCAATATCAACAATATGATACAAATAACCAAGGGAATGCTTTAATATTAGCACAGCAAAATGCTGGAAATATATCAGTTTTAAAACAACGTCTGGATGATATAAGTGGTATAAATAAACAAGTTCAAGATTTAAGTGGAAATGTTATAACTTTACAAACCCAAGTAAATGGTCTTGTTCAAGCTCAGCAAAATTATGCAAATCAAATGACAGGTGGAACGGTGCCACAAATTACGGGAGCAACATAAACAAATTATTCAATAAGCAATTTTGTAACAAAATAATAATTCATAAAATAAATATATCTATATAAATTAGTTATGTCAAATTTATTCCAAGAAGTTTTAACAGATGCAAAAGGTGTCGAAGAAAAATTATTAGGACCGACCTATCCATATTATAAAAATATTAAAAATCCCACTGAAATTGGTATGAGCGACAAGGGAACTATTCAACAAATGACTAAAGATATAGATGGATTAATAGAGTATGTAGAATTATTAGTTACCGGAGATAGTAAAGCGTCCGTTACCGGAGGTCCTTTAGGAAATAAATTTTTTTTAAAGACTGGTGGTAAATGTCTTGCAACTGATAGTTGTACGGACCCAAGCAACTCGTCTACGTGTCAGCAAGTGGATAGATATATTTATGTTGATAATGTTCCTGTAGGTAATATTCCGTTTATTTCAAGTGGTATGGGTGCTGATTTTTCAGATTTTAAAGGTTTAATCCCTGGAGCTATGGGTAATTTAAATGTCTTGAACCCTTTTGCAATTTTAAAAGCATTTTTATCTGGGTCTACACCACCGTGCCAGAAACTAACTATGCAGACTATAACAACTGATAATGTAAAATCTTCTGAAACTAATTATGTTACTTTGGCTGATATACAAAATATGGATCCTTGTACTTTCACAGATGGTAAAAACCCGGTTACTGGACAACAATGTAAAGAGGCATTTCACATCAATTCTGACAGTGAAATGTTAATACCTGATGATCCACTAGCTCAATTATATTTCGCAAGTCTATGTGTATTAGGCTTATTTATACTATATAGATTAATGGATAAATCAAGATAAACATTATAAATTAAAAAATAATTTATAATGACAATAATATGCTACTATGTTTCAAATTAATATATTTAATAAATCTCTACATAATACGTGTTGTTTTTTTACAATTATTAACAAGTTATTTGCACGATACAGAGGGGAATTAATAATTTGTATTTACATATAATAATTTTGGTTTTTGTAATGCAAAAGTTTTTAAATTTTTTAAAATTGGACAAAAAAAATGTCCAAAAAACAATTCTCCCAAAACTCCTTACTGAGAAATTTTAAAAAAATGCAAATTGATGGTTATCGTCTCAAAATAACCCATACAAAATTATAATTATTCAATAAATTTTCAAAAAAACATACTTAAAATAATTTAGAATGCTACTTTATGGAGACTTTAGGAGACAAATTTGTGGCATTTTATGGCAAAAAATCAACAAATGAATATTATTGCAAATATTGTCAGTATAAATGCTTTAAAAAATATAATTGGATAAAACATTTGGCCACTAGCAAACATTATAATGGGACAAAAGGAGACAAATTAGTGGCAAATAGTGGCAAAAAGGGGATTTTTATATGTGAATTTTGCGACAAAGAATATCAGCATAGACAGTGTTTATGGAGACATACTAAAAATTGTATTGAAAAACAGGAAAATGCAAAAGAAAGACTACTTGATAAAGACATTTTTATGCTGTTGTTACAACAAAACAACGAATTGATAAAGGAGCATTCCAATTTAAAAGAAATAATTTTAGAAATAATTAAAAATGGAACTAATAATACAACTAATAATTCTGTAATTAATAATACAAATTCACATAATAAAGCTTTCAAATTAAATTTTTTCTTGAACGAAACATGCAAAAACGCTATGAACATAACTGACTTCGTCGATTCCATTAAATTACAATTAAGCGATTTTATGGAAGTAGGCAAGATTGGTTATGTAGAAGGCATTTCTAATATTATCGTATCAAACCTTAATGCTCTCGATGAAACAGTTCGACCTATACACTGTACAGACCAAAAAAGGGAAATCTTTTATGTAAAAGATGAAAATAGATGGGAGAAAGAAGAAGAAGATAAAAAAGGTCTTAAAAAATTAATAAAAAGAGTCACGTTTAAAAACGAAAATCTTATAAATACATATAAGGAAAAATATCCTGATTATAATGACCCTCAATCAAAAAGATCTGACCAGTATAGTAAAACAGTTATAGAAGCAATGGATTATAATGAAGAAAGCAAAGAGAAAATAATAAAAAATATATCAAGGGTAACAATTATAAAAAGCAAACTATAAGTTTAGTGAAATGAAATCAAATATATCATCACTTTATCTATATTGGTTGATAAATTATTTAAGTATTTAATATAATTAAAATATGTATACATATACATATTTTAACTTAAACGTGATTTATATATCGAATTAAATTGTAAAATATATTTAATGTCTTCGAATTCTGCGAGTTCTTCGAGTTTTTCGAGTTCTTCTTCCTTTTTTATTTCTACCTCCAACGGTGGAAGTAGTTGGTGGCGGTGGATATGATGTATTTGGCGGTGGATATGAGTCTGGATTAGAAGGGGGTGAGCCGGTTGCATTTTTTTTTGGCCACAACCCAGATAAAGTATTCGACAAATTGTCTAAAAAACCACCTTTCTTTGTTCTATTTTTATGTCTTTTGGGCATTATATATTATAAAAAGAAATTAATATAATTCTGGTTCTCTTAATGTTAAAATTAAGCCTTATTAACGAACTTTTTATAAGCAAAAAAGGCAGCTAAAGCACCAAGAATTTCGACAATTACATAAGGCACAACATCGGGTTTTGATAACTTACCAGCAGAATACAAAGATATAGCAACCGCAGGATTAAATGCACCACCAGAAATAGGACCTCCTAATAATACAGCAATCGCTAACGACGCACCAATAGCAAGCCAGTTTCCGGTGGTAAAAATTGTAAACATTAATAACATAGTTCCCAAAAATTCGACTAAATATTTATTCATTATATAAAATGATTATAAAATAAATTATTTGATAAATTATTTGATAAATTATTATTTACTTAATTTAATAATTTTGACGAACAATTGACCCCCATGCACATGTTTGTCCATTGCTTAAACTATTATTCTCAATAGCTCCTTTCTTTTTAGGTGCTACACATCCACCGGAACGAGACCGCCTAATTGCTGAACGTGTACCACTTGGATAGTAACTTTTTGTACTCGTTGGCGATGAATTAGGCAAAGAAACTTTATACGCGGTTTGACCAACCGCATTTGCTTTAATTATATTTACATACATAGAAGATGGAATTGGTGATATATAATTGATATGACTAGATAATGGTACCCGTCTTTGAGACGAATTGATTACATATGATTGAGGAACTGATGATTTTCCTAAAGCAATTTGATTGGATTTGACTGTTTGACTTATAGCAGTTCTTAAGTATTGTTTTCTTAGATTTGAATTCATATTAGCATAAACCGGTTCTTGCATAGGATAAAATTGTGGCGGACTTGGTCTTATACCCGTTAATGTACCATAACTATGATAAGGTATTTGACCTGGCGTTTGATTTGTGCTTAATGGTCCAGTTATCAAAGTATTAACGTATCCGTTATATGAAACAGAACCTATATTTGTTGATACGGCATATGGAGTTGTCATTATATATATCAAAATATATTTTATTTGGTAACAACGTATATAAAATATATTAAACCAAATCAATATTTATTGATATGGATAAAATATGGATAAAATATGGATAAAATATGGATAAAATTTATCTAATATAATTATTTATTTTTAACATTATTTGGCATTCCACAAAATAAACATAATTGAACTATTGTATTTATGTCAACCATTATATTATTATTTTTTTTGCATTTACAACATTTAAAAATACCTTGTAACTGACAGATTTTATGATGATTGAAGTCGGTCTTTTGATATAATATTTGTAGTCGTCTGTTATTATTCATATATTATATGGTTTTAATTTATTTTGATATAAAGTTATATTAATATCTTCTAATTGCTCTCATGGCAGATTGACTTGCATTAGATTGGTCCCCACCATATGAAAGGTCATTATAGTTTTGATTGACCGCTTTTTGCTTTAAATATGTAACATAATCGGAACTATCATAAACAAACTTAACATTGCATGCCGAAGCAGGAATATTATTTATTAATTGGAGTGAATTATAAGAAGCAGATGGAACACAAGTAGATTGGACAGCGCCAAAATGGTTTCCTAAACCTTTAAGTCCGGGTCTGCTTTGAAATGACTGACACGTTCCACCACACGAATAATTATCACGACTTAATAAATCACCCGCATTATTAACTGCTCTAAATGGGGTAGTAATTGGTTTCTTTAAATTGTCGCGTCTTAACTGGCTTGGATAAGTTGTATTCCAAGCATTCTTTAAAGTGAAACGGATGTCTTCAAATTCGGTGTATTGTTTATCTACGTTTTGGGTTTGCTGTGGCATATAACCTCTTATAGCACCACCTGAGTTTTGTGGTCTTACTAGTAAAAATTGAAATGCTACATTACTTCCATTTATTGGGCTTGTATATCCTACGGAACTCGACATTTATATAATATATTAGTAAAAAAGTTTTTAAAGTTTATCTAAACATTCTGATAATAATATCAGAATGGTATAATATTCAATTTATAGTTATCCTTGAGTAATTAAACGAGGAGCAATATTCATTGTATTCAATTCTTGGAATAACAACTTGCAAGCATAAGGTATTTCTACATAAGCAAAATCTGTACGATTTCCACACGTATTACATATGTGGATATGCATTTTATCATTATAACACGCAATAAGACCACATCTCTTACAAGAATATACTTGATATTTATCAGATGCGTCATACATTCTTCCTCTAGTAAATCTTGCAGCACCATGAGATACCATACAATCCCTTTCCATTTCACCAAATCTAAGACCACCATCACGACTTCTACCTTCCGCTGGTTGGCGAGTAAGATTTACCATTGGACCAATAGACCGACTGTGGGTCTTGTCATTAACCATGTGCTTAAGTCTTTGGTAAAAGACAGGACCCATAAATACACTGCTTTCGACTTGTTCTCCAGTCAATCCACAGTATAACAACTCATTGCCATTCGCTTCATAACCTGCCTTCAAAAGTAAGTCACATATATCTTTAACATCGAAATCTCCAAATGCGGTTCCGTCGCCAAATAATCCAAGTTCGATTAAAACTTTACCAAGAATAGTTTCCTTGAGTTGTCCAATTGTCATACGAGAAGGAATAGCATGTGGGTTGATAATGATGTCTGGTTTTACACCGTTAGCCGTATATGGCATGTCACATTCCGGAATAATATTACCAACAGTTCCCTTTTGCCCATGTCTCGATGAAAATTTGTCACCAATTACAGGTTTTCTTACATTTCTTAGACGAACTTTTGCGAAATTATATCCTTCACCATTTTTATCAATATAATTTTTATCAATATAAGTTTCTTCTGCTGTCTTGTACATCTTACTTTGGTCTTCATATTTAATAACTTTTGTAGGATCATTTCGATTTTCTTTAATTGGAACAACTTTTGTAATAATCATATCTCTATTTTCAACCAAAGTATTTTCTGGAATAACCCCCTTTGAGTTAACTTTATTATAATTACCCATCTTCATACTTTTTGTTTTTGATGCCTCAGGCTTACATCTAATTTCTTCGTCACCATTAATTTTTTGCTTGTCTTCATCTTTTTCTGTATGATAAACAGTAACAATTGACATTCCTCTATCAATTGAACCTTTATTGATAAGCAACGAATCTTCTTGATTGTAACCGGTGTGAGTCATAATAGCTACAATAAGTTGAGATCCAGAAGGAATTTTGCTCAAATGGATTAAATCCATGATACGCGTCTCTACTAATGGTCTCATTGGATAATTTAGTATATATGCGGTCTTATCCATTCTATTCTCATAATTGGTAACATATACACCCATTGCTTGTTTACCTTGAGCACATTGATATGTATTTCTAGGAGATTGATTGTGCTCTGGAAATGGAATACACGACGCTAATACACCAAACATGGTTGAAGGATGAATTTCACAATGTGTAAATTTCTTCAATACATTTTCTGGATCAATTAAATCCTTGGGTTTAGTTGCAATCATTGACCAGCTTTGCTCCTCTGGGTCAACGTATTCAAGAACCGCTTCTTCTAGTTTAGATGAAGTTAAAAGATCGTCCCAATTATATACATTATTTTGAATTTTTTCCATAATTGATTTGTTAATCAAAATATTTTTATTTTTAACTCTAAAAATTGGTCTAGTTAATCTTCCACTATCATTACAAACTCTAATCTCTTTAAGTTTATAATCGAATATTACTGAAGTATATATATTGATGATGCCCTTATGCTTTTTATCTTTCAACGATATATAAAACTCTTCTGGGTTCAAACTAATTCCCACCCAAGCACCATTTATAAATACTTTAACTTTATCGTAAATAAATTCACTTGTTAAGTCGGTGTCTCCCAATTTAATAATATTTGGTAATATATACTCGTATAATGGTAGCGAATTGGAGTAAATTGTCATATTGGTCATATAACTAATATTTTTAACAACACCTACTGATTGGCCTTCTGGAGTTTCGGCAGGACACAAGAACCCCCAAGAAGTATTATGCAACTTACGAGGGGGAATTAATTTGCCACTCTTATCAGTTGGTGTAGAAATTCTTCGGGAGTGACTTAAACTCGATATATAGTTTAAGCGATTATAAACTTGCGCAACACCAACTTTATTTGAATTACTGTGTTTAATACCAAAATCACCTGTAGACAGCGCTCTTTTAATACCATTTTCAATGGTTGAGGATTTGATAATTTTATACACATTAGTAAGATTGATAATACTCAAGTAATCGTCTTTTGATCTCCAAGAACCGGTATTAATTTCACGGATAACTTGTTTTTCCATATCTTTGACTAATTTATTGAAATAATTTCTATACAAATTATTAAGAAGAGTTCCGGTGCCATCGACCCTCTTATTGATATAAGAATCTCTGTCATCTTGTTTGATAATTTCAAAATAAGCCAATAACAACCGGTTTGTCATATAACCGAGGAAGTAAATTTTTTGCTCCATATTATGGCAATGAGGAAACAAATCATTATTAAGAATATCTAATGTAAATTCATGCTTCTTTCTTGAACCAGTTTCTTTATCCATATTAATAGGAGTATACATAGCGAAATTGGTGATATATTTAATACATTCTTCTTGTGTCAAATATTTATCTGCTTCAATAACAGATGCTTGTAATGCTTCCAATAATTGTTTATTTTTGTTATCATTAATATTTAGAAGAATTGTTTCGCAAATGTCCTTGTCAGTTATAATACCAATCGCTCTAAAAACGACGAATAATGGGATCGGTTGTTTAATTCGGGGAATCTCAACAACAATAGGTAATCCAAACCCATTATTTTTTGAGCTAATAAACATTGAATTTTGTTTTGGAGAGATACATTTAGTATCTGGAACAGATTTGATTTCGGCTTTCCATAAATACTTAGTCTCATTTTTCTCAACGTTAAAACAGTATACACGATTTTCAGCGGAACGTTCTTGTCCCAAAACAGTTTTCTCGGAACCATTAATAATGAAATACCCACCAGCATCAAATTTACATTCACCTGTTTGAGAGTTATCAAAATGTTTATACTGATTTAAAACACAAATATTAGATCTCAACATAATTGGTATCTTACCTATATGAACGTGTGGAATATTCTTATACATAGTTTGTATATTTTCAAGATTAGGACCAGTTCTTACAATGTATTTAATGTTTATATCGATTGTAGTTGCCGCAGCATAAGTAAAATTTCTAAGACGAGCTTCTTGAGGAAACATCAATTTAATGGCACCATTATTTTCATGAATTTGCGGTCTATAAATTTTAAAGTTTTCAAATGTAATAAAAATCTCAAGAGCATATTTTTTAGATACTGAATCATAATCTTGTTCAGATGCAATGTGAACTGGATTAAACATTTCTATAGTTTTTATAATTTGAAATCCTACAAAATTGTTGAAAGATTCTAACTGGTGTCTTACAAACCTCTCAAGTTGTTGACCTTTGAAGTATGTTTCAATAATATTAAACGGAGTTTCAATATATTGTTCATTTTTAATATCAAACTCATCATTATTGGATGTCGAACTATTAACTGAACTCATTGTGGTTGTTTGGTTATAGACTGTATTTGACATCATTATTTCGGTTATTTAATATTTCAATTTATTTTTAAACCGTTTAATAATATATTTTACTGAATATTATGATGTCATTTTCATCTATATTAAGATATTATATTCATTAAAATGCTTATAAATATAAAATGATGTAAATAATTGCATATTTTATAGTTAATGTGTAATTATTACTTAATTATTATTATTTTATATAATAATAGATGTCAAATAAAACTATTTCAATAAATCCCTTATTATTTAATTTAGGTGTGTCAAGAAGTAAAAAAAAGAGAGATAAAAAACCCAACCCAATTTCGTTGCCTGTTATCTCTCCTAACGTTTTAAAGAATAAACTTTTAAAGAGAATTAAAGAACATAAACAACGAGAAACACAACATTTAGGCAACAATAATAAAAAAAATACACCTAAAATTGAAAATATAGAACCATCCAAAAATAATGAAATGCTTAATTATAGCGACGAGTTTAATGACTCTATAAATTATTTACAAACTTTGTCAAAACAGAAACAAAAAGAAGAGTTGGAGAGAAAAACTATTAAAAATTATAATTCGCTTGGCGGACAAGATCTTCAACATCCAATAATAAATATTGATTTACCCGATGAATTATTACAAGCTACAATTAAACAACCTCTTATTACAGAGCCATATAATATTAATACTTATTATAAAGGTGATAGTATTCCTTATGGGATTATTAAAGGTGGAATAAAACCTAGTTATAAAGATTGGTCAAGAACACAAAGAAATAATATAGTTACCAACCCAAACTCATCTCTAATAATTGATGGTGGAATTTTGTCTTCTCATCAATCAACCAGAGAAAATAGACTGAATTTATTAAAAGAAAAAATAAAAGAAAAAATAAAACAAAAGGAAGTATCAGAAAAAACCGACCCATTATTAAATGAAATGTTAATTAAAAAACCGATATCAAGCGAAATATTAATATCTACCCCAAGTATACAACCTGTTACACCTCCAGGTATTATCGTTGAACAAAAATTACAACAAACACAACCCAACCAGAGTGTAAATGAGCCAATTATTGCAATGAAACATATAACAAAAAAGACAATTAAAAGGAAATACACATTAGGCAAGTCTGAAACAAAACGAAGAGTTTCTGTATTAATTAAAGATAGAGGCACACAAAAAAAAATATTAACTGCGCAAAAAGATTTAAAACGTAAAAATATGCCTGAAATTAAAGAATATTTAAGGCATCACAATTTAATAAAGATAGGTAGTAATGCCCCAAATGATGTATTGAGAAAACTTTACGAATCCGCAATGTTGTCTGGAGAGATTACAAATCGCAATTCAAACATATTGTTGCATAATTGTATAACTGATTTTTAAAATTATATTTCATTTGTAATTATAAATTACACTTAGATATGATTTCTATATTTTCTAGATGTTCTATATTTTCTAGATGTTCTAGATGTTCTAGATTTTCTAGATTTTCTAGATTTTCTAGATTTTCTAGATTTTTTAGATCTTCTAGATTTTTTAGATCTTCTAGATGTTGTAGATGTTCTAGATGTTCTAGATTTTTTAGATTTTCTAATTTTACCAGCAAGATTA